TGTCTAAGACAGAGAAGGTTCCGTTTTTAATTGATTGTCCTATGTATGCCATTATCCAGTAAACTCCTCGTATGTTACTATTTTTGCTCTTTCAGATACTCTTTTAGCTTTTATGTCATCAGGTATGGCTGCTCCACCATCTGCTGCTCTTTGATGATACCAATCAGTAGATTTTAAATATCTAATCGCTTCTGTGTTAATTGCATCTTGAGAAACAAAAGCATCTTGTTTATCCATATCTGCTTTTACTTTTGCCCAAGTAACCGCATCAGGTTTGGAGCCAAAAATAGCTTGATTATCAGAATCTTTTCCTGTTATCCATTTAACATTATTATTAAATTCAGTTTCATTTGTTACCTCTCCATAAACTACAATTTCATAGTTACCAAGAGACATTATTGCTTTTGCACAATCTCCCATTATTCTAAATACTCCGTTATACTAAATGTTGCTCTACCACTCGTTGAAAACACAGATTGTCTATTCCATTGTATTAAATTTGAACCAGAAACAGTTGCTCCCTGCCATTGCCATGCTTTACTTGTTCCTGCACCCCAACTAGCTTTTCTAACCACGACTGTAGGATGGTCATAAACATAATCTACTGAACCACTTACATATCTTGAAACTGTAATTTCTGCTTCATTCGCACCCCCAGTAGTATCTCTAAGAGCATATTTCATTCCTTGGTTCACATCTCCGTGGTCTGTATTTACAGATGCACTAATTTGAAATAAAACTATAGAACTAGCACTTACTGGTGAAAAAGTAATTGCCATAGATGTTAAATTTGTAAAACTTTCTGAATTTATACTTACAGCAGAAGTCCCCATTACAGATTTCATTTGTAAAATTTTACCAAAGCCTGTGGCTTTAGCTGCAGTTACTGCATCATCTGCTATATCTGCTGTAGCTATTGTGCCATCTGTAATACCACCTGATACTATTTGTGTCTTACTCATCTATCCTCCTATGGTTTAGTAGGCCAAGTTGCGTTCTCGCACTTCTCTACTGTATCTTTTCCTGCAGGTAAGTCTCTTAAATCTTGACGATACTTTTTCATATCATCACTAAGAGTATTATCTGATAAAGCTAGATAATCTGTCTCTGCTAATAATCTGTTTCTTTTATTTCTTAATTCAGCCAAGGCTCTAGCAGGAGCCGCATCGGCCCATGCTTTCTCCTCTGCGTCTCTTGCTGTTTCTTCTTCTGCTGTGAACTGAATCCTAACTCCATTTACAAATTTATATCTTGGCATAATTATAATACTCCATATAGTTTAAATGTACCTAGAGTCCAATTACCAGAACCAGGTGTTAATCTTATATAATTAACCGCACTTGTAGAATCTAGTGTACCATTTCCATTTCTAAAATTTACCGCAACACCTGATTGGTCATGTGCCATTGTTGTCCAAGTTGCACTCTTATTAACTGATGTATTTGCAGGGTCAAAGATATTTATTTCTGCTGAAAAACTTCCATCTGCCGTGCTATCATCTCCATCCACAGAAGTGGCAATAGTCATCAATGACTGACTAGTTGCTCTAGTCATTCTAAAAGTATCATCATAAAAATTACAGTAAACATGACTATGCCCTGCAGGAAAGCTACTACCATTATCAGTAGAAAAACCCATAAGAGCAGTAGTGCCGTCTGTTGCAAAAGTTGCTTGGCTAATTATTATTTTATATAACTTATAAGTAGATGTTATTAAAGAATTATCAAAATTAACTTGACCTGTTGCACTGCTAATTGTGGTTGTATTTAAAAGAACTAATTGACTTGCACCAGTCACAGTGCCTGTAAATGCAAATGTTGCTGACAAATCTATTGAAGCGGGTTTAATTGTACTAAGTGCCATGTTTACTCCTTGCTATTTTTGTACCAAGAACCTGTCTTATCTAATTTACCATCATTAATATCGTGATACAATTTATCTAATTGTTCTTCCCACGATAAGTATTCTCTTTTTCTTTTTGCTAAAGTTGCATCTAAAGTTTCTTTTGTATTACCCGCAGTGTCAAAAGCTGCTAACTGTGAGTCTGAAGGTTTTGCTAAACCTGATACTGACCATGTTGCAATGTAAGCACCTTTTCCATCAGAATCATCTTGAATTAATATTTTATCTTTTTCTGCATCCCATGTTTTAGAGTTATCCTCTAAATATAATTTTACTTTTGTTGATACTTCTGCCATTATTTCTCCTATGCTAATTTAAAACCCTGCCAATAACTTTGATTTGCATAAACATTATTACCACTACCAGATGTTGTTTGAGCATAAGTTTCTACATAATCACCTGCACTTAAATCTAACATTGCAATATGATGAAAAGAAAAATCATTATCACTATTAGCATAACTGTAAACACTTCTAGATACGCTACCACCATCAATACTTACCGCAGAGCCATTTTTATAATAATTAAAGTTATAATATCCTAATGAATTTCCAACTTTATAATGTGCTATAAACAAATACTTACCTGCTTTACCGCTTGGAACAGTAAATTTATTAGAAGCAAAAGCATTATCTGAGTCAAAAGTTTCACTACTCCATGTAACTTTTGTAAAAGTATCATTTGTCAATCCAAAATTACTTGAGAGTCTTACATCAAAATTAGGTGTGTTAGTTGATTTTATTAAGGACACATCTATTCTTTTTATTGTTCCCGCATCAGATATTAAAAGTTCATCTGTATCATCAGGAGCAGAAGCTAAAGCATCATGTCCTGATATAACTGTGTTGTCAAAAGAATCTGCATTGACAGTTCCTGCTGCAGGACTAATTGTTCCTACTGCTTTTGCTTGATGTACTACATAAATATTATTTGTACCACTAGGAGGTGCGGCAGCAAATGTTAATGTAGT